GCTGGGCTCTCACAAGCGATATGTGGCTTAACCGCCATGCATCTAATGTGAGCGCTCCCACGGGACACTCTTCAGTACTCTTTCGAGAGTGCTGTGGGCATCCATCAGGGTGAACTTCGAGCAGAAGGTCAATAGATGAGATGGGCGCTAGCGTCTTGTAAGTTTAGAGTTTTATCGATATCAACGATAGGACCACGAATTGCGGTGTAGCCCTAGGCTTATCGTAGTTCGGTAACTTATAACGAACTAGTGTCACTCTTGTCGGGGTGACCCCCAAATGGGAACTGATAATTCTCACGCGGGCTCGATCAGTAATCACTGATGGCAAACCCATCGGACTGATCATCCTACCTTAAGAGGGGTTGCCTGGAGCCTACTAGGGCGAAGCGCCTAGTAGGGGACTCCGGGTCAGAAGAGTTCGAAAGAACTTTTCAGATCAATAAAATAAATAATATTGATATGAAAACACGTTTAAACGCTTTAGTTAAGTACTTTTCAGCACTTTCTAAACGCTTGAGCGTGACTTCTGACTGGCAACGTGCTCTTCGGAGCACAAGAGGGATGCTGGGATACTTAAATCGTATTCCAATCATCCTTCTAGGGAGATCAGGTCGAACTTGAGTTCTAGGTTCCCTTGCCTTTGCTCGTTTTGCACTTACACTTAAACGCCGTTCTGGACTTAAAGGACTCGCGATCGTACTAAAGGTTTCACACACTGCAGTTGTTAAAGCTGTAGCTGGTGCGAAACTCCATGGTACGGCGGGTTCCCTGGGTCACAGGGTCGGCTTGACTCGTTCGGGATTGCCTACCTGGCTGCCAAAAGCAGTCCGGAAAGCGATCTTGAAGGGTGATCGGAGCACTATAAGAGTTTGACTCAGTTATCTGAGTTCTTATCGTGTCCTTGAGTACTTGGGAAAACCCAATACCTCAACGATCACTCGACCTGGTGTAGTATTTGACCTTAACCCTTATTTAGAGTTTGTTCCAATCTTCTTCAAGCATCTTTTTAAGATGACTGGGGAGGATAGAACACTCTCTAACTGAGAGCCACGGGTCATTACTAAATCAGGACCGGGTTCTGTGTCTATAGACGCTAAGAAGCGGCCTCCCATTCCTATGTATAGTACGACCAGTTCGCTGGTTGTACAGGCGGTTTCCTGATTCCGTCCGGAGTTTAATGAACTTCGGGCAGTGTTTCAATGCTTAGCGTTGAAACTGAATCAAGAGTCGCTATACGATAAGATGAAGGAGGTAGCCAATAACGCTAAAGACATTAAAGTGTTCCAGGATTGAGCTCCTAAATACCTAGCTAAGCTTGGTATTAAGGAGGAACCTGGAAAAGTGCGTGTGTTTGCCATGGTCGATTGATGAACTCAGATGCTCCTACGGCCTGTCCATTTAGCATTATTCAAGATTCTCAAACGAATCCCGAGTGATGCTACTATGGACCAGGACGCTGGAGTCAAAAGAGGGATGAGGCTCATT